AAGTTTGCCTAAGTTGCCAAGTGCAGTGCGAGCTCGTGTTGCAGCTGCTTTTACACCTTTATCTTCGAACGTTGCATGCTCTGTAAGATAGTTATTAAATGCTTGTACGATATCATCGTGAGTCGGTTGTGACATTATAGTTCTCCTTTATTAATGTTATTTTATTATAAACTAGTTTTTACAGTTTGTCAACCATTAACTAGTTGCATAGCCGTATTTGGCTAATACAGTTTGTGCATAAGGATATTTAGGTAAACTGCGACGACTGCCGTTTGATCCCCATGCTCTTTTACCGCCGGTATCTACATGTATAAATGTATTGTATACACCTACACCACCAATACCTTCGTTAATTGCAATCTCAATAAACCTTGCTCTGTCTGAATTACTATATCCAGTCATTACTATATCAGTTGCTTTGCCTTGTTGATGCATACTATTTTTTGCACCGCCAACTTTTTTATTATATTCTGGTGAGCGATATGCACTAGTAATAGTAAGATTCTGGCCCCATGACTTTGCTATTCTTATTAAGATATTACGCAGTCTAGTTTCTATCCTTGAATCAGTATGTGGAAGAAAGTTAAGTGCAGGATCTGATACACGTTCAAACGTGCTTGGTGCATCAGCATTTCCTGTACTACTATCTTGTGGACCAGTAACTCCATTTACTGCACTTGTATTTTTACTAAGAAATTCACCATCACCGTTGCTGATGCCACCATCGCCGTACTCTATAAAGTCTGCGTTAGCAGATGGTGCCTTTTGTCCGTCTCTAAGGGATGCTTCGTGCTCAGGTGAAACGTTAATAACATAAGAAAACACGTTGCCCACAAATACAGTCGAAGAACCTGAGGCTGCTCTATTAGGAACCCAACTTTCGTGTCCGCCTGTAGCATCGCCTTCTAGATGTACTAGCTTACCTTCGACATATACATTAGAAGCAGACCCAACTGCCGGATCACCGCATATAGTTTTATCGCCTTTACGTATTACTTGTTCGCCATCAATAAATACCTTTACACCGGGCTCGGCATACGCTGTCTGATGAAATGGGTTAGGCGTAGGACTAGCATGCCCTACGTGCTTGTCTACATTTGCTCTAACTATGCCAGCCATTATACTAGTGCAATTCCACTTGTTTGTGCTGTATACTGTTTGCCAATTTCTGCTTCAGTTTTAGCCATACAACTAATTGCCGTTGACTTCATAACAAATTTACCATCGGGCGACACTGAGAACATAAAAGGAGCAAGTCCTAATCCTTTCTCTTGTGCAATAAGCACCATTGGCTTTTTAAGTGTAACGTTGTTTTCAACTTCTGCTTCAAGTCGTCCGAGGATTTCTTCTCCTGAACTTAGTTTTAGAGATACTACATCTCCAACTTTATAAGGTGCTTCAATTAACATTATAGTGAGTATCCTGTTCCGTTATAGTTTGTTTCTTCTAAGTATGTGCCTAGTTTATCATAGCCACCAATTTTTGTTCCATGTACTTTAATTTGTGGGAAGGTTCGTGCTCCGGGAAATATTTCTAGTACTTCGTCTCGGCTAAAGTCGATATCAAGTTGATAATATTTAAATGGTAACTTTCTTGCTTCGCATAATGCCTTTGCTTGATCGCAAAAAGGACACAATGGTTTCCCGTAAATTTCTATCATAAACTAAATCCTTTAAATGTATCTTCGCTAACATCCTGTTTGGTGCCGCCGCTGACATAACTAGTTATCTCTGTTTCTTGCGGAGCCACTTGTACATCTGCACCCGAAATCCACTTAGCAGTCCATGGCAACGGATTAGCTTGTGACGTAGTGTATGGGCTTTTTAGATTTACATTAGTCATTCGACGTGTGCAAATCCATTCAATGTATCCGCTCAACAACTCTGTGTTAAGTCCAATCATTGATCCATCTTTAAACAAATATTCTGCCCAGGCCTTCTCTTGATCAACTGCATCAACAAACATTTGAATACATGCTTGTTCTGTTTCTTCTGCAATCTTTACATAGTCAGGATCGTCTTTCTTTAGAATCTTTAGCAACATCTGTGTGCTTGCTAGGTGCAAGTTCTCATCACGGGCAATAAGTTTAATAATCTTAGCATTGCCTTCCATTTGCTTCATTTCTGCAAACGCCCAGCTACATGCAAAGCTTACATAGAAACGCACACCTTCAAGAATGTTAACGCTCATTAGTGTAAGCCACAACAGTTTCTTTAGTTCATACAAGTCAACAGTAATCATCTTGCCGTTGACTGTATGTGTACCTTCGCCTAGCAACTTGTACCAACGTGTAGTNTCAATAAGGTCATCGTAGTATTTGGAGATGTCTCCAGCACAGTCTGCAATCTCTGCAATATCTAGCATCTCATCAAAGATTTTGCTAGGGTTGCTGTACACGTTACGAATAATATGTGTGTATGAGCGTGAGTGAATTGTTTCTGAGAACGTCCATGTTGTGATCCAGTTCTCAATCTCTGGCAAACTTACAATAGGCGAAAATGCTTCTACTGGCGCACGACCTTGTACACTATCTAGTAGGATTTGACGCTTCAGGTTTGATGTAAAGATATGACGCTCGTGGTCACTAAGTGCCTTAAAGTCTTTGCTGTCTTTGGTTACATCGACTTCTTCAGGACGCCAAAAGAATCCTAGTTGCTTGTCTGTAAGTCCGTCAAAGCTTTTATACTTTAACGTGTCATAACGCTGAATCGTAGGTCCACCTGTTGGATCTAGAAATGCTAATACTTTTGTGTGGTCTGCTTTGTTTGCAGTGTTAAAAACGCTCATGTATAGTTTTACCCTATGTGTATGTGTATAATATTATAATAACATGCCCCGAAGAGCGTGTCAAGTGTTAAATGTGGCAGCTTTCGCAATCTTCTTCGTCTACTTCAACAATCTCAAGCTCGGCCATCATCTTGTTAACATCAACTTCGCCTTGTCCGTCATTGGTGTTAAAGTAATACAGCTGCTTGCCGCCTAGTTTGTAGAACATCAACAGGTGCTGTAGCATTGTACTCATTGGAATCTTTTCATCTTCGTAGTATGCAGGATTATAACTAGTGTTAACACTAATACCTTGATCAATGTACTTTTGTAGTACGGCCATAATTTTCAAGTAACCTTCTGGAGACTGTTGATCCCATAGTAGGTCATACTTGTTTTTAAGACGCTTAAACTCAGGTACAACTTGCTTTAGTACTCCGTGCTTGCTTTGCTTTACACTAATTAAGCTTCGTGGAGGCTCAATACCGTTGGTTGCATTTGCAATCTGTGCGCTTGTTTCACTTGGCATAAGAGCCATTAGTGTGCTGTTGCGGATGCCTGTTTCTTTTAGCTGCTTGCGTAGACCTTTCCAGTCCATACGTTCTTTGTGTGGAACTAATGCGTCTAAGTCTTTCTTATAAGTTTGGTTAGGTGTAATGCCATGTCCGTACTTTGTTTCCATGTTGCCTGGAATTGCACCTTGCTCAACTGCAATATCAGCACTTGCTTTGATCAAATAGTACGACCATGCTTCTGCCCATTCATCTACGAGTGCAAGTCCATCTGCATCAATGTGTTGATATGTCAAGTCATGCTTTGCTAACCAATATGCAAAGTTAATAATACCAACGCCTAAAGGACGGCGCTTCTCTGTAGATAACTGTGCTGCTAGGATAGGATAGTTCTGATAACTTAGTAGTGCATCAAGACCACGAACTGCTAAACGGCACACACGCTCAAAGTCTGATGGTGTACGAATGTTGCCCCAATTGATTGCACTCAGTGTGCATAGGCTAATCTCACCTTCTGGATCGTTTAGATCTTTAAGTGGCTTGGTGGGCAATGTAATCTCTGCGCACAAGTTACTCATCTTAATAGGTGCAACGTCTGGAAGGAAGCTACTGTGGTCATTAGCATTGTCTACATTTTGTAAGTAGATACGTCCTGTGTTCTTACGCTCTTCCATGAATGCACTAAACAGTTCACGTGCTGGAATAGTTTTCTTGCGTAGTCGTGTGTTGCGTTCTGCACGTTCGTATAATTCTTTAAACTTGTCTTGGTCTGCAAAGAAAGCATCATACAATCCTGGCACATCTGCAGGCGAGAACAAAGTTATATCACCGCCAGTTACTAGTCTTTCATACATCAGCTTGTTAAACTGTACACCGTAGTCCATGTGTCGTACACGGTTCTCTTCAGTGCCTTTGTTGTTCTTTAGCACCAGCATGTCTTCTACTTCGTAGTGCCATATTGGATAGTAAATAGTTGCTGCGCCACCACGTACTCCGCCTTGGCTACATGACTTTACAGCTGATT